GTGACCGAACTGGACCGCTACCTCGATGCGGCCACGCGCCAGAACACGGTGCGCAGCTATGCGTCGGCGCTGCGGCACTTCGAGGTTGAATGGCAAGGCCACCTCCCAGCGACACCTGACAGCGTGGCCCGGTACTTGGCCGCTTATGCGCAGACCTTGGCGACCAGCACCCTCCGCCAACGCCTGGCGGCCATCGCCTCTTGGCACCGCGACCACGGATTTGTCGATCCCACCCGGTCGCCGCTGGTGCGCAAGGTGCTCAAAGGCATCCAGACCCTGCACCCGGGCCAGGTCAAGCAGGCCGCGCCGCTCCAGATTCGGCGGCTGGTCGAGCTCGACGACTGGCTGGCCGCTGCGATCGCGGCGGCACAGGCGCGGGGCGACGGAGCGGCAGCGCTTCGCCACCAACGGGACCGGGCACTGGTGCTGCTCGGGTTCTGGCGTGGCTTTCGCGGCGATGAACTGCTGCGTCTGGACGTGGCCCATCTCACGCTGGTGCCGGGACAGGGGATGACCTGTTTCCTGCCGCGCAGCAAGGGCGATCGCCAGGCCGCCGGCGTTACCTACAAGGTGCCGGCGTTGTCGCGGTTGTGCCCGGTGGAGGCGACCCAGCTGTGGCTGCAGGCGGCCGACCTGCAAGAAGGGCCGGTATTTCGGGCGGTCAGCCAATGGGGCCAGGTGAGCGCCGAAGGCCTGCATCGCAACAGCTTGGTGCGCCTACTGCGCGAGTTGCTGACCAGTGCCGGCTTTGCCGATGCGGGGCTCCACAGCAGCCATTCGTTGCGCCGCGGCTTTGCCAGCTGGGCCAACGACCAAGGCTGGGACATGAAGGCCTTGATGGAGTACGTGGGCTGGCGCGATGTGCAGTCGGCAATGCGCTACCTGGAGGGGCGTGACCCGTTTGCCCGGGACCGCATTGAAGCGAGCCTATCCAGCCCAACCGCGCAGGTACCGGCGATGGCACTGCCGGCGCCCGAGGGCACTGGGAATGATCCCTTCATAACCTCCGGATCCAATGGCTACCCTTCACGAGACCGCCTACCCGCGACTGAAGCCTGATCCCACCGCCAAGAAACTGGAGGAGATCTATACCCCCACCGCCGCTGAGATTGCATTCGCCAAGCAGCTCACCACCCAGCCGGGACGGCAGCTGGCGGTCTGATTCATCTCAAGCTCTTCCAGCGCCTGGGTTACTTCACGGTGTTGGCCGAACTGCCCGAGCGGATCCGGAAGCACATCGCCAAGGCCGCCCGACTCCGCAATTCAGCTTATTGGGACCTCGACCTCGCGCCTCGATACTCGCCAGCTGCGTGAGGACGCGTCTGATTGGATTTTTCCGCCGACGCGGGCTTGTTTGCGCCCCGCGCTAAGCTTGTTCAACAATAGGTGTCTGCGCAAACCTAGCGCAACGATCATGTCCCGCTCGTCCCGCAATACGCGCCCCTTGTCGCAACGTCCCAAATCGCGGAGGCCGTCGATACGAAGGTGCACCGGGCAGCTTCGAGATGCACCATGCTGAAACAGGGACCAATGCGGCACATTGCTGATCCCGTCACAATGCACGGCGTTTTTGTTGGAACGCCTAACCAAGGACTGCAGTTGCGCAAGGGTCTGCACCCACTCCTCGAAAGAGCTCAAATAGCTAAGTGCAGCCTCTCTTAAGCTTGGGCATAGCATCGGTGCGGTATGAGATGAGTAGAAGCCTTGGAACAACTGATCTTCAATCTCACGAAGCTCGATACGCCGCTGCATTAGCCACACCGCATACGCCTGTGCAAGACAGCAAAGATGCGGTTGTAGTTTCACGACGCGATGAATGCGGCGATCACTGATCCCTACCGACCGGGTAGCATGAATTCTGCACGCAGCATGTCCCCTTAGATGGGTTCGACGCAGCCGACGTGCGATGCATCTGAGTAGTTTCCGGTACAGATCAATGGGATCGGGTTGTTCGGGGTCATGCAAATGATGTGGCAGTGGCGATAGATGTGTAGATGGAAACTGCTTGAAGGAGTGAGGGCGTTGCGAAAGCGCAGCTTCAATGCGTTTGCTTGGAATTTTCGTAAGCGCATACCAATACAGGCTTGCATCCGTGCTGCGTCCTTGGGCGTCGATGAATGGCGAGCCCTCGCCCGTTCCAGCTTTTTGGTAGCCATATGTAGCCGTATTCGCCGCAGCCTCCCATTGCTCAAGTTCGTCTAGAACCCGAGCCTCCGATTGCCTTCTAGGATTTTCGATCGCGCCTGGAATGTCGCGCCTCAGTGGCGATGCGCCGCAGGACTTGCAGACGAATCCATGCACCTCCCTCCCCTTTGTATCCAGAGCGATTCCACAGCGAGGGCAGCCAGTCTTCAGGTTTCGGCGGTGGAGGATGCAGTGGCGGAATCGCTTATCCTGCTGATAGCGATAGTGCATGCCTGATTGAATGCAAGTGGGGCAATAGCGGAGAGGCTCGTCCTCCAGCCATCGACCGCGTTCTCCCAGTACTGAATTGACGTCTAGGATGCAGCCACAAAGATCATCGGGTGCCTGGACGGTGAGACTCTGCTCAGAAAGGAATACGGCTGTCTCCCCAAGGTTGAATCTCCACGACTGGCTTATCCTACTCCACTGGATATCGCTGACGTTGAACCACTCCAACAACTGGACGATTGTCCAGGAGGAGCAATGGTCGTCGATCAGCAAGCGGCTCCAGGCGATCATGACCGCCTTGATACCCGTGCCCTGCTGGTTGCTGTAGCCGCTAACGCTGGTGGCGTTCTGCTCCGGTAGCCTGAGTCCAGAATAGCTCTCTCCCACGTGACGCGTGGAATCCTCAGGGCTTCGGCGTCAGCACCTTCGTTCTCCTGGCCGACCAGCATCAGCGCCTCGGCTACCCATTGCATGCTTATGCCTTCATGGTCGACCGTTCCAGCTGATTGAGCCCGAAACGCCTCGTACAACTCTGATGCACAGTTCGCCAAGCGGAAGCCATTGGCATGGGCACACGGCCACAAATATTGCGTGTACGACCACCCAGACCCGCGGGGGTATTCGGTCTCCTCGTCGCACGACTTGAGAACGACGCGGAGATCAGCGGCATCCTGCAGGCTTCTAAACTCAATCAACTCCGCCATGAATCTGATCGTCAGGTCCGGCATCTCGGCCATAAACCGCTGATGCATTGTGCATAGTTGACTCTGGCCGAAAAGAACTACCGTGACCTTTATCTCATGAACATTCAGCCAGTTGACAACGCGTTTAAGCCATCCGAGATCTTTGACGTGCAGGTTCTGAGCTTCGTCAATAACCAGGAAAAGATGACGCCCAGAGACGGACATGGCGTAGAGTGCGCGAAGCAATTGATCGCGCTTTCCTGCAAGTGAGCGATGCACCCGAGGCTCGTAGTCGATGATAGATAGAAGGTCCTCGATCAATGCGCCTTCCGCGGCGACCTCCTTGGACGACGGCTCGTAGACCACGAATGCAGATCCGGGAAACTGGGCGGGGGCCAGCTTCTCCAGAGCGTAAATGCAGGACGATTTCCCGCACAATGGGTGCGCCCAGAAGGCGATCGAGGAGCGGAAGCGTTGCGCTCTGTCGAACACCAGGCGGGCGACTTCCTTTACGGGCGAGGTAGGCAGTACCGCTGCTGCCATAAGAAGTGGGTGCCTGTCCCGCAGCGATGGGTAGGTGGCTCGGATCGCCGCGATGCTGTCCTGAGGGTTCATTCTTGGCCTCATCATTTTGCGATGACGGTAAAGTCGATATCCCGCCCAGCTCGAACGCGCGCCGCCAAGGTTTTCGTGTCGGGGCGCTTGGGCTTCCGCTCGCCCACTGGCTCAGCTGTATATCCCTTCCGGGCCTCCTCAGCGACTACGGTTGCTGCGCGGGTGGACCGTGGAGCACTCGAACAGGCGTCGAGGGCTTGCTGGGCGAGCTTTCCGAGCGCCTGACCCGTCGGGTTTACGTACGGATCATCATGCCCGTTCTGAATGTTGGACTTGAGTAATCTTCGCATCTCGAGAGAGTGCGGAAAACGCCAGCGGGAAGACAGCGGCACCAGTTCGCCTAGTTCCATCCCGTCTTCCGTGTAGGCGCGAACGCGAGATACGTCGTACGGGTCTGCATGAATCTGTACTCTGCGACCAATGAGTTCCCAGCGAGCTGCCAAAACTAAAGAGCCGTACTCTACGCTGGCATAGCAGATGCACGGCGATCTACCCTTTGCGCGACTGCCGCGCACCGGAGCTGAGCTCACCTCGATCCTCAGCGGCGGTGACAGGGTTGATCGGCCCGGAGCTAGCGGGGCGAGACAGCCAGAGCCTGGTGCGTAGTACTCAAGCATTTGCGCCGCAGGGCTATCCGCATAGTTTGCTTCGGTACCCTTGAGGTTCCAACGAGCCACGGCGGCAGCGGTATCCCGCATGAGTTGCTCAAGGGTAACCTTGTGCTTTACGGCCTGCGATTCGGGCTTGTTTCGCCTGGTGTCTACAGGACTGTTCCCCGTTGTCGAAGGTGATTGGTGAAACACTTCCTGCTCAATCCACCCAAAGACCCGCTCGACCACCGCTCGACGCTCCGGTCGCTTGATGCCGCCCCAAGAGACGGCGGCACCCGTCTCCGAACGCACCCTGTCACCAACGGAGTCGGAAAGGTGCGCGAGTGCGTTATCAACGAAGACGCTTACGAATCCGGCGCGGAATTCTGGGTCATCAGCTGGATTCCCAATCGAAACATGTAGCGCACGCACAATCTCCTCAGACAGGCACTGCCCAGCAACAGCGTTGTCCATGCACCCCAGGAAGTCGGCGGTGGTAATTTGTCGGCGCACCACGACAGCCCAGCCAAGAATGTAGCTTGTGAACCTGTCCACTACTACGATGAGGGTCATGCGGTAGCAGGGCACATACTTGGTGCCCTTGGGAGTGTCTACCCCTACTGCGAAGATGATGTCTGACGTGTGCTCGTCAGCTTCAACGATCTCAAATGGTGCTACAGCCGCGGGACTCTCTGGCCGACGGCCTGATCGTTTTGATCTTTGCCTGCACTCCTCGCCGTACTGCAGCAAGGCAATCTTCTCGTGTCTCCGGGAAAAGAAATCGTCGACGTACTTGCCGATGCAGTTCCTCCCTTTGCGGTTAACGCAGAACGGCCAAGCCTGTCGACTAATGCCAGACGCAGTACATAGCTGCAGGAAGATTTCATGAGCAGTCAGCTTGGTGGCTCTTCCTCGCTTCCGGCCATCCGGGTCAATCCCTGTCGCGAGGTACTTATCCAGTCCCGCGTGGACATCCGGCTGCAGATCGAACAGCGCCGCCAGTGCCCCCGTGTAGCCGCCTAATGACTGCCGTGGCATAGCACAGACCGGCTTCACTCGAATAGGTTTGCCTGTTCGAAATCCCTTTGCCAAGCCCGTCCAGCCTGCAAGGCGGCCATCATCCATTACGGCTACGCATCTGTTGAGGTATCGAAGTAGCTCGCTTGTTTGAAGTCCGTAGGATGATGCGATCGAGGAAGTCGGATCCCCGTTCAGATAGGCGATCAAGCCATGCATCCTCCGCTCATACAACGCCAACTCTGCTGTGCTCAATTGACTCGAGTCGAACGCGGGCCACGCCCCGTAGTCGGCAAGTTCCGCAGGAAGTGTCCTGCGGGTAAATCTAACGGCCGAAGTCATGCCGAGCCCTCAGGAGCTTGGTATGAGAGGACCATGGGTTGGTGTCCATGTCGGAGCTGATGACGCGGTTGCGTAAAGCAAGGACGGTGGCACCGATTATCACACCGGGATGAATCGGTCCTTGGCTGCGGATCACCTCGCCGAGAGAGGCCTTGCCGCGCCGTCGGACAACGGCCTCAATTTCTTGTGCAACCGGGCCAAGGTCTGAGCCGCGGCTGCGATGGTAAGCCGAGATAGCGAATTGCCAGTTGCGTATCCTCATCGCGAATCGGCCTAAGTCGCGCGTGCCAATCACAACGAGCGAGTCGCGGCACACGATGCTCAGTGCATCCACCTTTTCTTTGGATCGCTCCGACCCGTCGTCGATCGCAAAGGCCTTCACCGATCCATCAACCAACGTGACCATTGCGTCAGCGACGACCGTGTCTACCCCAATAGGTATCTCTAATGCCCGCTCTCTGTACTCAGTGCTGAGGATGGTCGGATCGCCCTCGCAGTAATAGAAGAGTTTCATCCGAAGGTCGCCGCTCAGTGTCACCGGCGACTCTGCTGTGGGCGACTGAAGGATCCAGAGGTTTGCTGAGTTGCTAGACCGCGCTTGGCGGATGCCGAGACGGCGTTGCCTGGCCTTCGTAACGAGGCTCATCCTCTCTCTCCTGGCGTATCACTCAGCATGCTTGGCTCTTTACCTGCACAAATGCGACCGCAGGCGTGTTGGTGGCCGAGTTGCTAGCTGGAGCTCTGCGCGATTTCCGCTTGCGACGCACAGCGGGGCTCCGGAGGCCATGGTCAGGAACCTACTCCTGCAGTCGGTGCGGTGCAACCGGATCCGTGCAAGAACTGACCAGTGGCCTGAAAAAATTGCAAAAATACGTGGTGCAGCAGAAATTGTTGCAAATCTACCTTAATGCGGCGCCGTATTCAGCTTGTTGGGCGTAGGGAGACACGCTCGCCAAACTACTGAAAACCGGATGATCTCAGGTTGCACACATACGTGGTCCGTCACCGGATCGTTCCCCCGACAAGGACGAACTGGCAGCGTGATGGAATTCGACCCGTACCACCGCACTGAACTAACCGGCCCTTGGGCCGGTTTTGCTTTCCTAGGCAACCGGCTGATTACGCCAGAAGGCCGCGAGCTGCTGCCCGAGGATCTGGCTTGGCTTTCGCTTACCGCCTGCCAAGCGCAGGAATGGCGGCGGATGATGGATGAGCTTCGACGCGGCGATCCTCGATCGGGACGCCCCGGAATGCCTTGCAGCAGTAAGGCTGCGGGAAACGGCGCTCCTGCAGTCGGCGAGAACGTGATCGACGTGGCCAGCCTGATGGCCCGACGCCATCGGCGGTTGTCCAGGGTGATGGCTGGCCCTGACGCCGAGCCGCCCATGGCAGCAGACACGATAACGGGGCCGAAGCCCCGTGTGCGCGGGTGAGGCGTTGACCGTAGGGGCCCTGCCCCTACACCCCGAATCACTGGTCGCGGCAGCGCAGCCATTCGCCCTTGGCGTTACGCAGCTGTTCCCAGCCGTTGCTTAGACGCCGCATCGCGGTGCCACCCATGCATGCAGCGCCAAGGCGCTTGGACTCTGAGCTGCCGTACGCGGGCAATCGCACCAGCTCGGCGGATGGCGTTGGAAGGCCCTGACGGCGTGCCTCGCCTTGGATATAGGCTTTTTCCACGTCCGAACAGATCAGTCGCATGCGCGGGTCCGCGAACTGGTCACATTTCATCGGCTCCGCGCCGGGATTGTGCGCCTTGGGTGGGCCGGGGTTGTACTTGCGCGCTGGCTGAGGCCCGGTGGCAGAACGGATCTGCTGCGCCTCCACCGGAAGTGCAAGAATTACAAAGGCCAGAATCAGGCCGAATCGAACATCCATATCACCCCCTGTGATTCCTGAGGGGATAATAGCCCAAGGCTCTCTGCCTCAGTTGCCGGTGTATCGATTCTGGACCGACTCGGGGAACGTACCCATCGCCCGATTGCCGACCGCGATGCTCATATCCCCGTTGCCGTAGGCGCGGCGCCCGGCACCGCTTCCACTCGCTACGCTCGCAGGCGCGTTGCCAGTCTCCGCACCATCTCGCGACAGGTTGTAGAGCCTTGGCTCCTGCTCACGAACAGGCTGCGTGTACGGCCATGCGGTAGCAATCATCACATGCTTCTTCGCAGCGATGCGAACGCCGTAGACCTCAACCGTGACACGAAAGCCGAGGGCGCGAATCTGGGTCATTTCCATCTGCTCAATGACCTCGCTCCCGTCATTGGAAATCCACTGGATCCAAGCACGATCCCCGCTGGGCACCTGAGCGAGCATGGCGAGGCGCACACGTGCCTTGTCGCCAAGCTTGACGATGTACTGCTGCTCCGGCGTGAGATCCGCCATGGGGTCGGGCTTGACCTGCGCCGCGGAAGTGGCGACGGCTACAGGCGACGCCTGAGCCACGCCCTGCGGGCCTGAATGCACCTGTTGCGAGGAAAGCTGCGCCTGTGATTTCGGAGCATCTTTGCCCCCTGCCCCCTTGGTGAAGAAGCCCACGAAGAAGTAGGCGCCGACCAAGCCCGCCGAGACGAACAGAATCGCCTTGAAGGCCATGGCGGCCCACACCGTCTTGCCGCCCTGCTCGTAGACCTCGGTGTTCTCAGCCCCGGGTGCATAGCCGTCGTACAACGGAAAAATCGCCGGATCGTACTTAAGGGTCGCGCCGCCCACCTTCTCAAATTTTCCGGGCGAAAGCGTGTGGTAGTACGAAACGCGATACCTGGACTTAAGGCCAACTGCGGTGAGCTTCTGGAACGTGTTCTTGCGCTCGATGCGCGCCTTGACAGCAGCGTGCAAGCGGTTGATCCACTGCGTCATGATGACCGCGTCGCCGCCGTTCTGGCCCAGCAGCGCCCAGAAATTCTCTACCGGCGGCGAAAGCGGCTTGCGCTCGTTGACGTAGAACTCATGCACCTCGTCGATGACAACCAAGGCATCCTTGAAGCGGTCCTCAATGCACCACTTGCCGGATTCGTCCTGCACGCACACGAACGTGTCGGCAACGTCTTTCGTTTCCACCAGCACCAGCTGGGCGACGATGGCTTCCTCATCCATGCCCAGGTGCTTGGCGATGCGGTCATGCCGCAAGCCGTTGAGGCGCGCGTAGACCGTGCGGCCCTTTTTGAGCGCGGGCAGGATGTGGCTCTTTACCGCGTCGTAGCTCTTGCCTGCACGCGGCACGCCTTCGTTGAAGATGATCATTACCAGATACCAACGGTGAGGATGCGACGCAAGAGGTAGAACACGATTGCTGTTGCTATGAGCACCAGCGATGGACCGATCTGGAACAGGTCCGCGAACCACAGGATGGTGCTACCGCCGTTGGCGAGCATCGCGCCAATGCTCTGGCTCTGCATGAAGTCCGGCAGCGGCAGATAGGAAAGCGCCAGCAGCACCACCGCAAGCAGGCGCTCAAACGCGGCGACGATGATATCCATCGCCATATCCCAGAGCGCCGCAAAAATCTGCTTGATGACCCCAAGAAGCCAATTCGTGAGGTCGGTCATCCAGCCAGCTTGCATGCCCTACTCCATCAGGTGAGAGCGATGCGGACAGCCACATAGGCCGCAATCGCGAAAATCACGTAACCACATGCCTTCAACAGCGCAAGGAATGCGCCCGAGCAGTGGAAATCCAAGGTCATCGACGCCCAGAACTGAGACGCCGGAACGGTAAACACGGGGCAAGAACCGCCGCCGGGCACCTGCAAAAATTTCTTTACGCCGCCCGCGAGCTCGGTAGTCTCCACGCGCTCTTTGAATTCCTTGAACACCTTTTCCATGGTGCGATCGCTCTTGGTATAGAACTTCCCGTCCGAGGTCGCGGGGTCACCGGGCCCATCGCCGTCACCGTCTCCGGTACCTGGGCCGGGGGTACCGCCATCACCGCCGCCGCCGTCTCCACCACCATCACCGTCGCCATCACCATCGCCGTTTCCACCACCGCCCTCACCGCCACCGCCGTTGTCGCCACCGCCGCCGTTATCGCCCCCACCGTTGTCACCACCGTCGTTATCACCGCCGCCGGTATCGGAGCCACCGCCACCACCGTCGTCGCCGCCACCGGGCGTGTACGTCTCAGGCTCGGGGTGATCGTTGGAGGTGCAGACGTCGCCGGACGGCCAGTAGGTGAAGCCCGAAGGCGAACTGGGGTCGAGCGAGCTGGTGTACGTGCAGCCCTTGTTACACACCGCAACAGTGCCCGCATTGGCACCGCCCTTCCAACCAGCCTGCTCCGGCCTTGATGAGCACGCCGAACTGAAATACGACTGGCCGGTGTTCAACTGCGGTCCGCCACCGGTGTCCGAAGTACAGCTCACGCGCGCGACGTACCAGCCGCTGGTCTGGCTACCGGAGGGGCCCTCACAGGTGCCGCCACCGGAGCGGAACTGGGCACCGTAGTCTCGGCAATATTGGTCGCCATTTGCAGCCAGAACGGCATGGCAATCTTGCTTCGCTTCGCCCTGGTCACAGCCTGCGCCGGACGAACACGCCGGGGTGATCGCGGCGGTTGCAGAGAACGGAAGCGCCATCAAGATCAGCGCAACGAGCAGCGCGGAAAACGTCCTCACGCGTCCAGCCCCTTAACGCCCGCGATGCCACAGCAGGCACCGATAAAACCGCAAAAAATCAGCACGATCATCGCGCCTTCCCCTATGCCCTCCCCAAAGGAACCGGGGTGATGCCTGAGCACCACCCCGCCCTACCCATCAGCTGCGGCTGAAGAAGCCAGCCACCTTCTTGGCACCCCACACGGTGAAGCCCACCAGTGCGAGGATGGCAGCGCCACCGTAGATGGCGGTCTGGGCATCGGCGCCACTCAGGCCAGCGAGAATCGAATCCATGGTATTTCCCCTTTCTTTGGTTGATGGTTGATGCCGGCTAGGTTTTGAACACCGAGACGACGGCGCCGGCCATCCGTCCCACGATGAACCACACGACTACTGCCCCAGCACACGCGGTGAACCACTTCATGGCTTCCTCGGGTGTGGGCATTGCAAGCGCCTGCTGCACGACTTCGTAGACGCCGTATTCGGAGGCGCTAACCAGCACATAGCCAGCGCATTCCGTGACGGCTTGACCGGTAGGAACGAGAGTCCCATCGGCCGCGAGAGCCACGCAGAGGGCCATGGATCAGCCCTGCGCCAGGGCGCGCGGTGCAGCCTTGGGCAGCTGGCGCAGGACGGTGAACTTGCTGAGGTTGATGACGCCCTTGTTGACGGAAATCATCGACTCGATGTCGAGTTCGTATTCGCCCTCGGGGTAACCCGCCTGGCCCTTGTCCAGGCGCACATCGAGCGGGTAGGCAAAGCCACCGGCTTCCAGCTTGGCTTTCTGCTTGCGGGTGGTGAACTCCACCGTTTCACCGGCATCGTTCTTGAAGCTACCGCCGCGCTCATCGATATCGCTCTTCAGGACAGTGACTTTCATGCTCATGTTGTTACCCCTTTTGGGTTGGTTGTACGGCCGCGATTTCGGGCCAGTGCGCTGCGGTATCCCCTGTTGCCCACCCCGGCAGCTTTGGCGAGGTGCAGGATTCGATAACTGCCATCAACGCGTCGGCGTCGGGGCAGTGCTGAACAATGAAACGGAGGGTCGCGCCGTACTGGCGGCGCAGGTGACGGCGTGCGCTCTTCCACGTGGCATCGACGGCCGCTTTCGTGATTTCCAGCCGCGTGGCGACGCAGCGCAGAAAGGACAGAACCGGGTATGCGCCAAGTAGGTAGCTGGCCGGATCGCGCAGAATGTCGAGCGGCAATTCCTTGCGGTTGGAGTTGCGGAACTGGGCCTCATAGCGCACCCATGGCGAACTCTTGTCGCCCTGCTCCCTACCCTTTTCATAGACGCGCAGCTGCTTTTCGGACTTCTTGCCGCCCACGTAGAAGGTTTTGCCGTCGCCGCTGTCGTAGTCGTCCACCAACTGCGCTTTGGGGCGCTGACCGCGGTTGTCGAACTCGCCCTGGTCATACCACTTCTGCGCAAGGCGCAGTGGGTAGCTGCCGATAAGGTCATCAGCACACACGTCCACACGGGTAATCCTTCCAGCGCAGCTTTCGAGCTTCGCTCGAAGCTCCAGCCACCGCTGCGCATGGCCGCAGCGCGCTGCGCTCATGGTCTTGCAGCCATCACCGGTCAATTCAAGGCGGGCGGTATATGCCCCATCCGCACGACGGCATTCTTCGCCACCCAGTTCGATCATGCCGACGAACTTCTTGGCCTTGTCGACGATCTTGACGCGCCACGTGTAAAAGCGGCCACCGCCCACGGTTTCATCGAGTTCAAGGCCGAGGCCAGCGAAGAAGAAACAGAACATCTGGAGAGCCACGACACGCGCGTTTTCAGCGCTGTAGTCGATCCACTGGCGCACGTCTTCATAGGAATCCCCATCACGGAACGCGAGTTCGTTGAGGACCGCGAACATATCGACGGAAGCGGAAAACCAGTCAATGCCGACCGTCAGGGTGCCCGTATCGTTCCTGAATTCACTGACTCCCCTGTTAGACGAGGGGAGTCCCGACCGGTCCAGCACCGCGCGATCACCGGCCATTGCGGAAGCCCCACACAAATGCGGTGACAGCGCAGAACGTCGCAGGCAGGTACCACGCATTGCTGTTGGTGTAGAGCGCCAGACCGGCGAAGAACGTTGCGCCGAAGAACCACTTAGCCATTGACGGCCTCCTGCTGCTCGGCAAAACGGGCAGCGGCGATGAAGTCACCACGGCGCGATGCTTCAATCTCAGCCTGATAGAGCGATTCGTGATGAGCGGTCCAGCCCGTGGCGGCCAGATCGGCAGATGCCTGGGTGACGAATGCCTGTTCGCGGATCTGGGCGTTAGCGGTATGTGCGCGCCGGTCCAGTAGCCACGCGACGACGCGGGCGACCGCGATGCTCACGCCGATGGCAATGAGCGCGATGTGACCGAAGGCAAACGCGGTCACTTGTCGTCACCCTTGCGGTGCTTAAAGTCGATGTGAATCCATGCGACTGCGGCGACGACCAGCAGCCCAACAGCCATGATCTGAAGCAACTCTTCCATGGTGTATCCCCTACCCCAAGACCCCAAGAAGACCCGCCAACGCTCTTGGGGAGGCGGCTGGCGGGTGCAATCCAAGGCCCTTGGATCGCGGACGTGATTCAATACCCTTGAATTCAAAAAATCAAGGGCCTTGGATCAAATGGACGTCAATTCCCTGCTCGACCAGGCGAAAGAGGCGTGCGGAGTGAGCTACGACAAGGACTTAGCGCCACGCCTTGGCGTGCGACCGTCCGCGATCAGCAATTACCGCAAGGGCGTGTCGCACCCCGACGCGGTGGTTTGCGCAACTCTCGCCGGGCTAACAGGGGTGCCGCTTGCGCGCGTTCTCGGCGTGATTGGAGAGGCGCGTGCGATCAGTCGTGAGGAGAAGGCGGTCTGGAGGAAGTTGGCTGCGACCGCAATGGCTCTGTGCTTTGCGGTCGGTCTCGCCCTCCCGCAGAGAGCTCAGGCGACGATTACCGGCCTTGATAAGTCCACAGGCTATACATTATGCGAAATGTCATATCAGGCATGAGGCGGCTTGTAGGATCCGCGTGGCAATGGCTGGGCCTCTGGCTCGGCTCTTGCCTGCCAGATCGCTCCCCCGACAAGGACGAACTGGCAGCGTGATGGAATTCGATCCGTACAACCGCACTGAACTAACCGGCCCTTGGGCCGGTTTTGCTTTCCTGGGCGACCGCCTTATCACGCCCGAAGGCCGCGAGTTGCTGCCCGAGGATCTGGCCTGGCTGTCGCTCACTGCGTGCCAAGCGCAGGAATGGCGGCGCATGATGGACCCGCTCCGTGGAAAGCCTGCCGGGCCGCCGCAGCGAAACCATTGCAGCGCAGGCGATTCGAAGGTGGTTGATGTGGCCACCCTGATGGCCCGGCGCCAGCGGAGGTTGTCCATGGTGATGGCTGACCCCGGCGCCGAACCGCCTATGGCAGCAGACACAAAAACGGGGCCAAAGCCCCGTGCGCGCGGGTGAAGCGTTGACCGTAGGGGCCCTGCCCTACACCCCGGCTACAATGCCCGCAGGACGACCTGGGGGACGTATGGACCGCGAACGACACGAACCAACCTTTAGCGTTCCTGATCTGCATGACGTGCAGTTTCGGGTGAATCGAAACCGACCAGCCCGGCAGGAAGCGCCTACGTCGCCGTGGATCTACATAGGCGTAAGTTCTGCCTTGTTGATTGCAATTGCCATGGGGCTGATTGAGTGGAACGCGCGACGGCAAGCGGCGGCAATGACGCGAGAGTTGATGCGCCCAGCAACTCCCGAAGAGCAAGCCCAGTTGGACAGACAGGCCGCAGAATGGGAGCGAAAACTACAGTCCGAAGCCGCAGCCGAGTCGGCTCGACTACAGCGCGAACTATGGGGCGCGGTTGAGCGGGCGGCCCCGCGGCCGCGTCCGCTGGGTGGCGACGAACGCTGCATCAATGGCCGCCGATTTCAACGCATCGAGGGTGGCTGGCGCGACCGCCCCAACGATCCTTGCTAGGTGCGTGGCGCGTCTCCGAATTCACTGCACTTCCGCCTGAAATCGCGCTCCATCCAGACGGAGACCCAGTAGTGAAGGTTGAAGTACTTAGCCATGGGCCGAGTATCGCTCAATTTCCGGTGTAACGGTTCTGGGCCGATTCCGGAAAGCTGCCCATGGCCCTCTCCACCCGCTGAACTGCAACGCCCTGCACCGGCACGGAAGTCTCTCGTGACGACGTAGTCTTTGTTTCTTGGGCTTTCCAT